TGTTTTGCTGCGTCCACTTCAACAGGTCCGTGTAGTCACGCGGATTGAAGAAGATGAAAGCAACCGACAGATCGTGGCGTGCAACCTGACCAAAGCCGTCTGCCAACGAGTTGATGTCGATGGGAGCATTGATGGCGATGTCGGGGTTGTAAACCGGATCGTTGGGTGGATGGCCGACTGCGCCTGCCGCAACGCCGTCAAACAGGTTGAACACGTAACCATCTTCCGCTGCGCCTACTTCAGCCTTTGCAAGGTTGAGTGAACGAGCGACGAGATCGAAACGACGTTCCTTGATCTGCGTGATCGGAATCATCGGGTTGGACACGATTTCAAACGTCGGAACCGTGACGCGCTTTGGCTTGGTGACGCGCACGATGTCGCCGCCTTCTTCACCTACCACAAAGGCTTCAACGAAGGACGAGCCGGGGGTCGAGCCCACAGTCATCGCGCTTACATCGAATTCCTTATCGTAGATGGGCAGAGCGCCATCGGGAAGAGTTTCAACCATAAGAGCCTTGCGAGCAATGCTCATATAGTCACGACGACGACGGAGGGATGGTCCCAACGAAGCCGCAAGTTTCTGACGACCACCAGCGGTCTTGAGTAACTGACCGAGCATAGCCGTCTGCTGTTGTGTACGAGAAAGGTTTGCCATGTTAGTCTCTTTTCTCCTTTTACAGTAACGACGCTACGCCGAGCCAAGGCTCAGTCGCGCTAGGAACGTGGGTGCAGATGCCAACAGCCGTGTTGCCCGAGGCGGAACCGCCGTGGGTACGTGCTGCTGAAGTGTACTGTCCGATGTTCGCGGAAGTGGCGCAGCCACAATACAGATACGCACCGAGTGTGAACGTTGCGCCCGTATCATAGCAATTTCCGTCCGAGTTACCCACCATTCCCTGCCACATGGCACGGACAACGGGGGCTTTCTTGGAACCGGAAGGCCCAATAGCGCCAGCGAATTCGCCGCCGTTGTTGAGCAGAGTTGCGAAGGGAGTGCCAGCGTTTCCAGACCCATAGTAAGTCGCGTCCGTGTCGCATGGAGCGATGTTACCGATTTGTCCGAAAGCAGGTTGGTTGGGAGGTTGAATCGGGTATGCAGCGTTCGTGCTTGCACCAAGAATGGCTACAATCACGCCGCCGACGTATCCGCCAGCCTTCAACGTCTGTTGGTCAGTTCCCGGATCGCCAGTGAGGAATACCGCTGGGGTGCAGTTAACGGAATCGTTCTGACCCAGATAGTGTAATTTCACACTCATTTTGGTTTCTCCAGTTTTGTGTACGAGAGTTTGATTATTCTTCCCAATCCGGCCTTTTGGGGGCTCAGGACTATAGGTTGAACGACTCTCACATAAGACATGCGTATCAAATTTTTTCACTAACTAGCGATTTTTGTCGATTTGACCGTATTAAGTAGAGAGGTTTTATGTTTGTCTATCTGGTAACCAGCTTGGTTGACGGGAAGATGTACATCGGCAAAACCGAAAAGACCATTCGAGGAAGATGGCGTGAACACCTGAAGAACGCAAAACAACCAAAGCGCCATCAAGAGTACCTGTACCGCGCTCTTCGCAAACACGGCCCCGAAAATTTCCACGTGCAGCAATTAGCGAAAGCAACCACAACCGAAGAACTCAACCAACTTGAACAGTTATGGATTTTGCTTCTTAAAACCCTGTCGCCCGATGGCTACAACATGACGGCAGGCGGGGATGGCGTACCAGCAACGCCGGAAATACGTGAAAAATTACGCATAAAAGCATTGGGAAGAGTTTCAACGAAACGGCAAAGAGAGACCACCAGTCTGCTATTCAAAGGCAAACCCAAGCCCGCTACTCAACGCGCAAAAATAGCGGCAAGTTGGAATGATGACCGTCGTAACAAGATGAGCAAACTCTCCACAGCCGTCAACAAAATAGAAAACTCCAAGCTTAGAGATTTTACCTGTCCAGATTGCGGCACAGAATTTAAGCAAGTCGCCAAGGGTGTCTACGGCGGTCATCGACGCTTCTGCCTACATTACGGCGGATTGTACAAAGTCTGGTTAACATGGGAAGGGACTGTCGCTGAGTTTGTTGAACTCTATGGCGTCAATCGATCCACGGTGTATAACTGGAAAAACGAAAGAAATTTTGTGGTGTTTAGCACACCACCCCCATTGAGCCCATCGGCATAATTAAATTTGCGGGCAGTGCGGCAAAGAATGATACCGCAAGCTCGGCTCCACCATTGCCTCCCACGGTCCAACCCGAGTTACTAAGAGTTGCTGCCGTGGTTTGAATTTGATAGGCACTACAACCGACACCATAATCGTATCGGTTTTCGGGATTGGGATATGCTGGGTTCCATGGTGAACTCGCACCGACAGTTGGATAGGATGCCCCCGAATATGATTGTGTTGTAAAAAGCACCAATTCATTATCCACAGTCGGAGTCAAGCTGATGGCATACGCAGAGGAATACCAATAGCCAGAATTGGTTTGATCGAGGGCGGACGTTGCGGCTACCCCGCTAAATTCCCAAATTGTACCGAACGTAGCGGGAAAACTTACGGTGTTCGACCCCGCCTTGCAATTCATGGCGTAGAAAATAGAGGCTGAACCAGACTGAATCGCCAAATCCCATGTGTTCCCTTGACCGTCTGATACACCGCTGGTGATACCCCCTGTGTAGGATATAAAAATGAGAAGATCACCAACAGTGTTGTTGCTTCCGTAGGTAAGACTTGAAGCTTGGGAACCGCCAGTTGTGCTCGTGTACTGTACCTCTGCGATTGACATTATGCCGTCCCCTTATGCGTAGAAGAATAGTACATCGGAAGTTGCCGACGTGGAACCCGTTCGGGTCGTGGTGCAAGCAATGGTGATGCCCGTGCTCATAGCGATACCGAGATCAATCGCCTGAACTAGCCCAGCACCGTTCGTGCCTGATGCTGGAGCGGGGACAGGAATCACAAAGTCTGGAGTCGTAGTACCTACTGTGACGTTCGTGCTGAGCTTGTTGAAGACCTGAACGTAACAAAGGGCCGACCCGTTGTTCATGATTGTCCAGCCGTAAATTTGCCCGGCCGAACCCTTAACCTGCTCTTTAGTGCTCGTTAATGAAGCAGAGTAGGGTAGACCCATACCACCCGAGGTTTCCGGGACTTGCTGCACAGCAACAGTTGCGGCAATACTCACGGGTTGAGTTGTCTGCCAGAAAGTTCCTGTGACTGCAACGGAGCCCGAGACGGCAACCGTCCACGATCCTGATTGTGTGACCGCGACCGTACCTGATACAGAAATGGCGTTCTCAACGTTGACGCCTATATTGCCTGAGCCGTCCTGATTGGTCGCGAGGGCGAATACGCCGCCTGCTTCGAGAATGATTGTGCTGAGTGACATGATGGACTCCTTACTGAAGTGACCCGTAAGCAGTGAATTAGTAACTCAGGAGGAATTTCCCAATGGGATTGGGTTATCGGGGAAATTTCACTTGCGATTTTCTAAGCCGCAGAAAATAAAGCCTCAGTTTTATCCGAGGCTTTGAATTTCACGACGTTGTTGAGATTATGAAATCAGCTTTGGGTAGCTTTTCGAGCCTCGATAGAGAGCGCACGCTTTTATCAACAGAGCGTTGACTTCCTCAGAGACGGGCTCGTAGTGGGTGTCCCAGTAACCCAGTCCATAGCCTCTCCAGCACAGCAGACTGATGGTGTGGCTTAGCTTGGGGCGACCGCATTTGACACACCGGGGCTCAAAGACCATCCCCCATTATACCACTACTCAAATCTTTAGTATGGCGACACCTCCAGCGAAAATTCTAGCAGTGCAGATGCAGACCCCAGAGGTTATCCAACTGCCTACAGGCGGCGGGACGGAACAAACTGGATACCGATGCATCCTCGCCGTCTCTTCCATCTTAGCTAAAGTTCAAACCACAGTCCTATTTGGCCGCGACCTGTACGGCATTGGTCTGATGAGCAACTTTCCTGAAGAACAAATCTTCCCGCGTTTCGTGAATTCGTTCAAGGACAGACCGTGGAAGTGGGCGCAGTTGAACGCGATTCCCAATCCCGCCGTCCCATACCCACAGCAGCTTCCTCCCGCGCAGCCTCCCGTCGCCACGGGTGTCATCACCGTTCTGAACTCCGGTTGGGATGCCATGTTCGGGTACTGGATCGAGTTCAAGGGCAACTACTGGCTGCATTTTCCCCTGTTTAAGGATTGGGCGAGCCTCGTTATTCGTGACGGCCCAAACTACAAAGGGTTCCAGCCATCCGTGGGCTCAGGACGAGGCGGCTCGGGGTCTGGATCGGGAAATTGTAATTGCTAGAAAATGAAGGGGCCGCTTTTAGGCGACCCCTTTGGTGATGCACTCGGTTGAGATTGATTACTCGTCGTCGCCAAATACGGCGCGACTAATTTCGTCGGGGCCGTAAAAGGCTTTCTTTCGCGGAGGGTAGACACATACGCCCCATGGTGTCATACTTCCACTGAGGATCGTATCTGGGTGAGACCCCGTGCCGGGTAAAATAAAGGCCCCGAAATGGGCGTACCAATCACCCTCGGGTACATCGGGGTTGCTGGCTCTCCACTCGACAAACTTGGCAACATCCGCATCAGTGGCTTTCGAGGCACGCCTCTCCTCTAGAATTCGTTGGTGGAATTTCTTCCGATCAATTGAATTCCAATTGATTTTCGGCATGAGGAGTTCTAGACCCCGAAGATCAATCGGTCGAGTTCTGCGTACACGGAGTTCTGCTCTGGCGAGCCCTCGGTAGTAGCCGCAAGACGATCATATAGGTCGGTAATTTGCTTCTGCAAAGGAGCAGAAGCGGGAGCACTTGAAGACGTTCGTCCCATCGCTGTTCCAGCCGCAGGGGACATCAACATCGTTGTCTTGTCCATAATCTCCACCTTATTTATCTTAATACTGCTTTTCCTTCTTGTCTAGTCTAAAATTGAAAAGGGGCAAGGGTTGTGTAAACCCCTGCCCCTTCAATCATGTTGCAAAGGATTACTCGTCGTCGCCGAACAGCGCAGTGGCGATGTCAACGGGCTTCGGTGAGGCTACGACCGGGCGGACACGCTTGATGCTGCCCTTCGGGTCTGCCTTGGCTGCGGTTTTTGCGGCTGCGGACTTCGGAGACTGCAACTGAGGAACCGCATCCTGAGGAGTGCGCTTTGCGCCCTGCTCTTCAGGCTTGATATCCTTCATTGCTTCCACGAAGAGGTCCTCGTCGTGGTCAGACTCGTTGTCGCGGTCTTCCGCACCGGCCTCGTTCTGCTTCAGCTTGTTGGCAACTTCGCCAGTAAACGATTCCAGAACGTCAAAGCCTTCAACGTTCATTGCAACCTTCTCTTCGGAAGCAATGAGGCTGTAAAGTGGATCGGCGTCAGAGCCCTGCATATCGAAATAGCTCTCGATACTGGCTACCTGCATACCGCTGTCGTCAAGCACAGATTCCATGCCTGCGGCAGATGTTGGGGCGAAGAAGCTGTCGCCGTCATCGGCTGCCTGATGCTCGTCGCCTTCGTTGGCAAGTGACGCGGCTTTGTCTTCCATCTCGTCCTGATCGAACACAGACGAAAGGTCAAGCTCTTCCTCGGAAGGCTCACCCTCTTCAAGAGCGAGAGGAACTTCCTCTTCGTTCTCTTCAAGGATTTCCTGCTCAAGGGCCTTGACAGCCTCGTTGACTTCCTCGATCTTTTCCTGAACGACCATCTTCTTCTCGTCGGTCAGAATTGCGCCTGCTTCGTCAGCGGGAGCTTCTGCATCCATCGGAGGAGCGTCCAGCCCTGCATCGCCTGCGGGAGCGGCCATATCCATCGGTGGGGCATCGCCTGCGGGTGCGTCAATCGGCGCATCCATTGGCGGCTCATCGGCCTTCTTTGCCTTGGCAGCAACGGCTTTGGCAGAGGCGCACTTGCATTCGCCTTTGCACTTGTCGCACTTCTTCTCAGCAGCCTTCTTGTCGGAAGCGGACTTGCAGCTATCGCAGCCAGCACACTTCTCGCCGTCCTTGCACTTCGCGTTCTTCGCGGATGCGGACTTGCCGTCGCTGAGGTTCACGGTCTGACCCGGCTTCTCACCAGCGTCGGGACGTTCGGCAGCCTTAGCTGCGTCCATTTCCTTCGGCTCGGAGTGAGTGCCGCCGCCGCATCCACGACCGTCGTTGTACGTATCGGTCTGCGGACCAGCGTCCTTGCGGTCATCGGCCTTCTTCGAGGTAGCCGACTTCGCGTCACCCTTGATTTCCTTTTCGACAGCCGAACGCTCGGACTTCAGAACGGACGGGTCCTCAAGGAGATCATTGAGTTCGACTTTGTGGACTTCTTTGAATTGTTCGGCGACCTTGGAGTAGTGGGCGTTGATCGCGGTTTGACGGAGGGCAGCAACGAGAGCTTTGGTGTCGTTACCTTGGAGCAGCGAAGAGGCGAATGCCTGACGCTTTTCGACGGGGGCACCCGGAAGCATCGTATTGGCGATTGTATACGCCGCAGCGGTGCGAACCTGTGCTTCCCTCTTGATCGTCTCGCGCTTCGTTTTCAGTTCTGCAAGCTTCTCTTTCAAGTTCGAGGGCTTGGTAGCTGTAGGAGTTGCCATGGTTGAGCCTTCCTTTTTCATCTCGGGAGAGGCAGAATTGCCCCTCTTTTGAGAGGTTTGATAGTTATTTTTCTTGTTTACTGCGGATTTTGCGCTCGCCATAGGAGGTTCCAAGGCAGGTGCAGGTGCTTCTGGTGGGGCTGCTGGTGCGTCTAGTGCCGCATCTGGGGCTGGGGCGGCTTCTGGAGCCACGTCGCCCGCTGGTGCTGCTAAAGCGTCGGGAGCAGGGGGTGGAGCTAGGGGATCGCCCAACGGGGCTCCCATATCTGGACCTACGCCCATACCCGGCTCGACGGCATCGCCGCCAGCGATATTGGCGATTTCTGAGTCGAGGCCGTCCAACTGGGACCGAATGCCTTCCGACCACTGTCCGCCCTTCAGTTTCTCCCATTCGGAGATAAACTGAACGCCTTCGCGCATCGTGCGAATCTCTTCTTCAAGCTCTTCGCGCTTCGCGGTGAGGAGGTCAAATTCGGGGGTCGCGGGAAGATCGGAGGGGATACCGGAGTCCAGACCCATGATCTGGTCGTCAATAGCGTCTAAATCCGCCTGTTTGCGGCTGAGTGCCGCTTTTGCGGCTGCGAGCTTCGATTTCGTTTGGTTTGCCATTAGCGTATTAGTCTCCCGTGCAGGTCCGCGTTCATTAAAGCATCACCTAAATCAAGGGTTTCGAATTCATCATTTCCACTGGCAATTTTTGCTATCTTCCCAGCGGTCGATGACTTGGTGTACTTGGTGCGTGGTCCGACCCACTCTTCAGCCACGGTATTGCGCTTCGCGGCACCCGGGAAAGCCGGGGTAGCAACCCACGACGCTTCCACGAACTTCACGCCGCCGTTAGCCATTGTCTTGTGTCCGCAAAGCTCAGCCACGCGGCGAGCAATGCCGTCGTCGTCCGTAAGGAACATGCCCTTCTGGTACGACAGGTGGTTGCAGTAGGTGTTTTGATCGGTTACGCGAGCACCGCAATAGCTGCAAATAACGAGGTCCGTCACGCAGCCCATTGAAAGGTACTTGACCTTCTCGCTGCGAATGTCATTGATGAGCTTCTCGTGTCCGAGGTCCGTGGCAACAAGGATATCGCAGAAATAGACCCACACGGAGCCGTCACCATTGAGCTTGATCTTGCGGAGGATGGCGTCGAGGATGTGCCCCTTCGCGTACTTGGAATTCTGGAAGTGCTCTACGAAGTTGAAGGCACCAACAAAACTACTGTGGCTGAGCTTCAGAACTTCATTCGTCCATGCGTCGTCGTTGTTGTTGACGAGGTGAGCGCATTCCGGCTTGATGAGGTAATCGTAGGGGTCGGCCTCGACCATAACGCTCGCCATAATGGTGCAGTGCGACAACAGGTATTTCGATGTGTCGGCGGACTTGCGGAAGGTTTGCGCGGCGGCTGTACCCGAGGCGGACTTCTGCCCAAACACGTGCTTTCCGTGCAGCTTGATCCAGTCCTCGGGGGCGATGACTGGTTCCTGCAAAGCGGCATTTGCTATCTTCGTAAAGGGCATAGAGTTCCTATTTAAGAGGGCTGTAGTTAGTAAAAGCTCCCGCAGGTAAGGCATTCCTGCAAGCTTACCCCACCGTCTGTACCGTCCTCGACGGGTTTCCCCTTCGTACTCTTACAGTTAGGGCACTTCAATCCCTCATAGACTTCAATCGATCCCTGCTTGGAATAGGCCGAAATGTAGTAGTTCTCAGTGAAAGCTCCACCGACCTCATCCCACAGTTCGTCCATGCTCATACCTGCATCCTGAGCCTCTTGCTGCATGGCGGCGTCCAGCATGAACGCATCCTTGGCTTCGGCTTTCATGCTGTCAACTTTGTCCAAGTAAAATTCGTTTGCCTGATCGTCCGAGGCGGCGGTCTTGTCATCTTTCACGCCATCCATCACGCCTTCCATTACCTCGTCTTGCACCTGTTCATCGAGGTGCCGACGCACATCGTCACGAGGTGGGAGAAACTTCGGCGTCTCGTGAATGCCAACCAGTGCCGTCTTTGCGGCTGCGGTTTTATCATCTTCGTCATCTTCGATGTCCACGCTTGGGTCGTTCGGGGTGCCGCCCGGAGGCGTGCCCGTGCCATAGGTCTTGGTGACAGCCGCCTCTTTCGGGGCGGATTTCTTCTTGATTTCTTCCCCAGTCTTCGGGTCGTACAAATGCCAGCCTTCCGGCCAATCATCGGGGAGAGTTGCTTCGCTTTCTTCCGCAGCGTTGACACCAATCTGATCGCCAACCCCCGCGTTTTCGAGAGTTTTCTGAGCCTGCATCACTTCGTCATCGGAAGGCTCTGGCGGTGCTTCGGGCTGTTTCCCAGTAGCATTATCGACTTTATTTTCGAACACAGCGTGGGGAGACGGACGAATAGCGCCCGTCTTATCCTGACCGAGTTGCTTCTTCAAAGCTCTATGAAAATCTTCGGCAGACGCGATATGCTTGAGTTGGTCAACGGGGCACTCCGATTCAACTTTCCCGTTCCTCAGGTACGAAACGTTCCCAGTCTTGGGATTAAACGAAAGCCGCTCACTGTTCCCCCTGAACCACAACGTAGTTCCGTCCGTAACGTGTCCCCCATAGCGGAACCCACTACCTGCGGCAACGGCATTGATCTTCTCTTCGGTAGGCGAAAATTGATCGGACATGGGATCACTCTCCTTGAAGAATGTTGCATCACTGGGATCGACTGGGGCTGGAGCACTGGGCATCGAGGTGACGTGCGGGTTGTCCTCGTCACTTGAGAATCGACGCGCTTTGCCATTCTTGTACTCTTCGGCGAACTGGCGTAAGTCGGCGGCGGTCATCTGGGCGCAGCCCTGAATGTCTTGGCTCGAAGGAATCTTAGCGAGCACGTCGAGGGCTGTCAGAGCGCGGTTTAACGCCTCATCATATTCAGCGGGCTGAGTCTCTTCGTGCAGTTCCCTGTCTTGCTGTCCCTCTTGCTCTAACTCGCGATAGAAGTCGTCGTCGTTGTCGGCGGTCTTGCCAGTTTTACCGAGTTCGATGGACAGGAGATCGGCGGGAATACCGTCTTGAAGCGCACCACCCTCATTCTCAGTGGAGCCGCGACCCGCGTAATCCTTGCCGTTTTGGGTAGAGTAACCGGGGTCAGAGTGGTGCTGATGCTCAGCGTAATCGGGCTCGTTGATTTGTTCAAACCAAGGGTCGAGAGCTTTCTTTCGAAAAAGAGGGTTCATGAAAACTGCTCCAAGTATACAACCGCTTCTTTGAGAAGTTGTAGACTGTCTCTAAAGTGTCCTAAAGCCAAATTACACGTCCTACACAATAGGCCACGCACTTGCCCCGTCTCGTGATCGTGGTCAATACAGGACGCCGAATTATTACAAGACGGTAGGTAGCACTTCCCGTCTTGAGCATCCCACATCTCCTTGTATTGCTCTGGAGTCAATCCGTATTGTTCGACTCTCAAACGAAGTGCGTTTTCTTGTCGCCATTTTCGGCGAGTAGCTCGATACTTGGGCGAGCTTTCTTTAGCGTAGTTCGTTCGATTCCTTTTGTTAATGCATTCCTTGCAGTAGACGGCAAAGCCATTTCGACGAGGATCGCCGCATCTGTTAAACCTCTTGTGCAATTTCCACTTTTTACAACCGTTACACCACTTTTTCGTGCTCGTTATTTTGCGGTTCATCCTATTAAAGAGCGCAAAAGCCTAAAAACAAAGCAAAAGGGCGACTCTTTCGAGTCGCCCCTTCTAATGCCTTCAAACTTTGAAGACACGCCTTGGGAAGATTGTGGACAGACAAGCCCTTGGGAAAACAGATTGGCGGAAAGCACCGGGGTTGAACCGGGCAGGTTACCCTGCTACACCTTCCCAAGGCGCATCTATTAACCGCAATAGCACTGCTTTCCGCAGATACGCCTTGTCCGTCTTATTCATAATACTCAGCTTTTGGAGAAAAGTCCAGACCGTTCTCCAGAATTCGTTAGGTGCTGTAGAGGAGTGAACGTCCCGTGGCATCGCCCTTGTTGAGACCTGCGTCAAGGAACTCGCCGTAGACAGAGCCAGCGACATCGAAAATGTCGGTGACGGTAACGGTGCAATCTTCAGTGACGGCGGCGGTGTCAACCGTGAACGCCGTGTTGTAAGACTCCATCCAGCAACCTTCATACACTGTCGCCACGGCAAGCAAGCCGGGGTTGCCAGTGTTGTTCAAACCACCTTCGTTTGGAATGTCAGCCAGAGTTGCCTGCCCGACGTTCGGGTCTTCAGTTGCAAGCTGGGAGAATACAATCTCCTGCTTGATATCGAACGGCCAGCGGTGATGCTTGAGGGAGCGGACAGCACCGCTCACGCCCGCCTTGTAGCCGACGACCTGCATGAGGTTCGCCAGATACAGACAGGTACGAGTGATTGAGATGCTGAGCGGCTGAGTCACGCCGGGAACGAGTTCCGCGACCTGATCGCCGTAGCCGAGGCCGCGAACCGCATCGACAGTCTTCGATTCTGAGTATGTGAAGGACGAGGTTACGCCCAGCTTTACGAACTTGCCGACATCAACGGCATCCGTAAAGATTTTGAACCGAGACGAGATTACAGTCTCAGTGTTGGGTGATGTACCCTGCCGATATACGTATCCACCTTCGGACATGTTTGCCTCCCACCTTAAAAAGGGGTTTCTACACTACAATTGCGAAATCCAGAAAACTGAAATTACAACTCGGGGAACGTAACTACCTTCGTTCCAATTCATCGCTCGTAACCTTAACGGACCTAAGGCAGTGAAATTCACCACACGATGACCCAGCGTTTTTCGTTCCCCGAATCTTCGCGAGCCGAGCATTCACCTCGGTGCTTACAAGCGGCTATTCAATTTGCCACTCATCCCGTACTGACCCACAGGCGGCTTTACCCGGTTAGTGGGGATTTCTGGATGCTCGCAAACTTATTCAGCCGAAGCTACCAGCGCCAAGCCCCTGAAAGAAGACTTCTTATTACCCTTCTCCCGGACCTTCGCAGCCGCTTCTTCGGACTCTTCCTGCATGACCTGCTTGTTCAAGGTCTTGACGGCCTCATCAGCCATCGCACCTGCGCGGAAGATACTCTCTACAAACTCGCGAACTGGACGGCTATCGTTCACCGTGCAGATCGACTTGGCGTCAAGGTAGGTCTGTTTTAGTTCCTGACCCAGCCTTTCCGCCTCCTTTACAGCTTTTTGAGCCGTCATCTCGCCAGCTAATTTGATCGGGAGCGTCGTCGTAGGACGATCCAGATGGGCGGGAGCTTCATCAATCTTGCTGTGTGCTTCGCCGATTTCTGGTGTACGTCCACCAGATTCGGTCACATCGCCTGTTGACTGATCCCACGAGAAGAAACCAGCGGCGGCGAACTTTGCGATGACCTGATGAGCGGCTCGGAGAGCGCCCTTCTTGTCACCCTTGTTGTAGCTGGCCCACGCCACGGCGTAAGGGTTGTCTACGTTCTCGTTCTTGAGTGCCTTCACCTGATCTTCACGACCCGGAGGAGCCACAGCGACCTTCTCGGCTGCCACGAACCTCAGACCACCGAAGGATGCTTCCTTCTTGTCGTCCTTCTTTTCGTCCTTCTTGCCGAACGGAGGAGCTTGCTTACCACCGAAATCGCCGCCCTTCTTTGAAGAGGCGACTACGCCGGGAGCGGCAGGAGCAGGAGCGGCCTCAACTGGGCGCTGTTGGAGCTTCCCAGCCAGATTCTCAACGGCTGCCTGTACGTCCTTGTCCTGTTCGAAACCTTCGAGGCTGGTCAGCTTCTTCACCAGATCGGCGAGGAAGTCGGACGGCAGCTTGGCGAAGAGAGCATCAAGCGATCCACCGCCAGCGGCGGGGGCTGCGGGTGCGGCGGCAGGGGGAGCGACTGGAGGAGCGTCGGGCTGTGCTTCCTTTTTCTTTGCGGCAAGACGGGGAACTTCGGCTTTTTCAGGAGCCTTGGGGTTGCCCTGTTCGTCACGGTCAGTCGTGTATGCGTCATTGCCAGCGGCGGATGTCTTCTCATCGGAAGCCATCTGCGGCTGGGCGGCGGGAGCCTGTACTGGTGCCTTCTGAGTTACTTGTGCGGGACGTTGTTCCCTGCGCTTGGTTGCGATCATATCTACCTCATTCTTGGCTTGACGTGCCACTTCAGGCAGAACGGCATCGTCGAAATAATCTTCGACACTCATTGCGCCTTCGGACTGCATCTGGTCTGGCTGGCTGTGAAGCAGCGTGTCCAAATGCTTTACGGCTTGTTCCAACTGCTGGTCGTTCTTACCTTCGGCTTGAAGAGCATTGAGGACGGATTTCCCGATGTTAACCGCATCCTGCGCCGTCTCAACGGACAAGAGAATGGTTGACTTCTTTGTCTGTGCCGCTTTGCGTTGTTCCATCAACTTGCTCATCGCTATCCTCTTAAATTGTTGTATCTATAAGCGTCGGCACCAGCATCTTCTGCCGCAAAATGTTCATCGACTGCTGAATACGCGATGTCATAACTGAGTACCAAGCTTCCGCTGCTTCGCTCGGGTTCAGCGTGACACAATCCAACTCGCCCTGAATCGGTGCTGGCTGATTCGGGTTCGACTTAGTTGGCAGAGCCAGCATAAAGCGTGCCGTCTTCGAACTCATCTGCGTCGTGATCCCCACAATTATGTCAGTGGCGGGGAACAAGAACGTAAACGCAGGGTTCAACGGGTCTTGAAATGTTCCTGCAAGGTTCACTTGCGGATCACCGAAGGCCGCGATATTCGCTTTGTCGCTCGCATCAGTCGGATCACCAACAAACGTGGCTATTAGCTTCACGCTGATGATGCCGTTCGCCTGTGATACCTGCGGATGTAGTTGCATTATGCCACTGCTCCTAATGTCTTTTGAAATTTTCGCAAGTACGTCTCAAGCTGGTGTAAGCGTTCGATGGAATCCTTCACCATACCTAAAGCCACGTTGCACGGGGTGCATAGAATCCCGCGTATTTCATCCGTTTCATGGTTATGGTCTATCGCCCACCCCTTTTTACTTCCGGGTTCGGTGTTGCCACAACTGGCGCACGTTCGACCTTGTGATTCAAAAATACGTTCTCGTTCTTCCAACGAGATGCCGTATACACGTTTAGTACGTAGTCTCTTATCTTGCATCAAAACAGCATCCCTTGTTTCAGGGCTATCCCTACGGATTTTATTCTGGGTGTGCTGACACGACCTGCACCAAGCTTGAAACCCAGACCGCCTGCGATTGTCTCGATTGCACTCGTCAATTGTCCCGCATTTTGTACAAACTGCCATGTATCCCCTTTATGATAGTTGGGTTTGAACAATGAACGTGACCGACACATACAAGAGACAGAACATCGGCTTGAAGGTGACGGTAACGTCGGCCTGTGTCGGATCGGTCGGGTCTTGCACAACCGACAAGTTCTGGTAACCGCTGATGATCTGCTGGTTAACCAAGGACGACAGGCGGGCGTTGCAGACCACCTGAATGTCGGTAACAAGCGAGTCGAGCAGCTTGCGACCGATGAACTGGTTGAGGTCGGAACGGAACACCTGCGAAACGTAGTCCGAGATCGTGGTGACTGTCGGCTCGCTGGTGAGCGGGTTCGACGGGTCAGTGGTCTTGTAGTGACGGATGAGCAGGGCACCGTTGTTGTTCAACAGGTCCGTCAAGCCATCTGACGCCATCGCGTCCAGCGTTGGGTCGTCGTAAACCACGAGCAAGCGGCTGAAGCCGACCAAGTTCTGGAACGTGAGGGACTGTGCCACATCGTTCGATGGGTTTGCGTTCAAGCCCATCATGGCGGCTGCCATGAATTCGCCACTTACCGCGTATTCCACCGCCACACCCGTGTTCGGGTCGGTGATGAGGATACCTGCGACTGGGGCACCGATTGCGATCATACGCTGATTCAACAGACCGCGAGCGTTTGCACGCATCGTGCTTGGCGTCTGGAACTGATCGTAGCCGACGAAGCCGATTGCCTCGCCCTTGTAGCGAATGTTCGCCATGGTGGTCAACTGACGGCTCAAGAACTGGTGAACAGTCGGGTCAGTGCTCAGCGGGCAGATGATGTTTGCTTTCTGGTTGGTGCCCGGGAGGTTCATGGTGAGCGTCTGGATTGCGTTCATGAAGTCCTGCGAAGTTCCCTGATTGGTGCCGGGAACCACTGGGACTTGGATGACGCCGAAGGTCTGCACGCCGTTCGCGGCCATCAACTGGATGCCGAGAGAGACGCGGTTGACCGTGTTCGGAGTACCGTAGATGGCGTAAGCAACCTTTGGGTCGGTGTAAAGATGAATCGCGTAATCAGCCGCAGTCTTCGCGGTCGTGTACGAGACGTAGTAGAACTCACCGATGCTCGGGTCGTTGCCGCTCTTGTTGAACGTGCTGATAATCACGGAGTCGCCAGCGGTCGAACCGAAGTTCGAGATGACCGTGGTGTCGAGACCCTGAATTGCGATCAGGTTGTTCGCCTGTGCTGGGGCAATGCCGGGTGTACCAGCGTTGCGGACGGCAGCGTTTGCGCCTGTTGCGTCAGCGTACACGTTGAAGATGAGTTTGTCGCCGGGTTCGAAGTTGTAAGCTGATGGAATGTTCGGCACACCGTAACCTGCGTGGTCGGTGGGATTGACAACCGTCACACGGAACCCAGTTGCAAGGTCCTCATAGGTCTGGTCGAGGTAGCCGATGTTGTTCAGCGAGCCCGAACCCTTCGAGTTGGGCGAAGAGACCGTATAGCTGTGCGTGACGGGGGAGGTGATTGCGTTGGTGCCGCCAGACAAATTCGTAGCGCCCGTGATTGCGGCGTTGCCTGAGGTCGTACCAGACGCGGTGCAAAGAATCTGCCCACCATCAATCGTTTCGCCCGATGGGAACAAAGCTGCAATCGCGGCGAGGGACAGGGGCGTGCCAGCCCAGCTTGAGTAGATGGTAACGATGTCACCATTGATCGATACTGGGTCGGCATTCAGGTCCGTAGCGTCAATCACGATTTGGACGAGGTTGCCGCCGATACCCGGGGTGGTCGCATGGAACGTCAGCGTGCCGGGACCGAACGACAGTGCCAGACTTGCTTGAACAGCGGGAACGATAGTCGCGTTGCCGTCGTTCTTGAAGGTCAGGGTAACTGTTTCATCAACCGCTGCACCTGCCTGAGCCTGTGCATCGGAGAAGTCGTTCGGGTAAACCACGCCCGTGTCTTGGAACGGCCCATTCTGAGCAACAGTGCTGGCGGCTAGGTTAAATTCCACAAGCGGAGCAACGCGGTCAAGCTCATCGGTGATGATGAACGTACCGTTGCCCGCGTATCCCGGGTTGACAACCGTGACGCTATACTGATGGTCAGCCAACTGGCTGCGGTAGTACGAAGCGTACACGTTGCTGCCCGACGCTGGGGGATTGTACAGGGTCACAAGCTGGTTTGCACCAGAGAGAGTAGCCACACGTACAGCGCCCGCAAGGAAAGCTTCCAGCGGATCGGAGCCGACGTAAACCTGAACCAACGCAGGATTGTCGGTCGTGACGCTGAGTCCGCTACCATCCACTGGTACATCGGGGAGGGTGAAGACCGTGTTCTTGCCGTTTACAGCGCCCGCGAGCGGACGGAGATAAACTTGATCGTCCCTCAGTGCGGTGGTGATCTCAGCGGCGGTGAAGTTCGCGGATTCGCCAGCGGCGGATTGACCGATAGCCGAGGATACCGAGGCACCCCAGTTGATGGTCTGGACTGTGGAGCCATCGGGAGCAAGGATGCTGCCGAGAACGTAGTCCGTCCCCTGAACAAAGTCCGCACGATTCGGGCCGAGACCGACCTGAGTGATGGAGGAAATGTTCTGACCGGGAAGCAGATCATACGTGTTCTGCCACGAGTTGAAGTAATATTGGATCGTGAAGGACGTGGTAGTTCCGCCCAACGCGACTGGCGCGGAGACGGGCGAAGCCAGCGTGAAGGTCCCCGCCGCACCATTCAAGGATGCGACTGCGACGTTGTTGCCGTTCACCTGAACGATGACCTTGGTTACGTCGGTCGTGACCACGCCGCCGTTGGTCCCATCTACGATGGGGGTGTGGGCGGTTTTGAATACTGTGTTGCTGTTGCCGCCAACGCCGCCCGTGAATGGCGTTGCACCTGCGCTCACCGTCAGCGGAGCAGTGAGGTTGCCCGTGGTCGTTGTGACCGTCAGGTAGCCGCCGTCGAGCGTCGGAATACCTGCGTTGACGAGGCTGACGAGACTGGCAAGGGTACGGGTGCCGCTCGGTCCATTGATGTTGATCGTGATGGCATCGGTGCCTGCACCACCAACCGCCTGAGCGTCTGGGACAGGCGAGGGGCTGGAAACGAACTGGAGGGTAACGAGGTTACCTGTCTGGCCGGGGGTCGAGAGACCCAACACAACCGTCTGGTTTCCCGGAGGCGAGCCGCCGCCGTCAAGCACAGTCAGAGTTGCCGTGCTCGGAATCTGTGGCAGAAGATTTTCTGGGACATTGTACGGAGCCACACCACCGATGCCGATGAACGTGTCACCGCGCTTGAAGAAGTAAGTGATGAGGATTTCGTAGCCCGTGGGGATGATGAGTTGCGTTGTGAACGTACCCGTTGCGCCGTTCAGTGAAATCACTGTTACGGGAACGATGTTACCGTTCTGGTCAATCGACTCAACCTGAACGTCGGCGGGGTTGTTCGAAATCACGCCCTTGCCAGTACCGTCCGTGACCGGGAAAAAGCTGGTCTGGAATGTGCGGGTCAACCCTGTGACTTGGTTCGAAATGTTCTCGCTGACCGACTGGTCATCCTGAACTGAGGAGGAACCACGGAACAACTCAACGTTGTTGTTGCTGAAAAACTGTTGACCTTCACCGATAATCACGGGAATACGGGCAGTCCCCAGCGTAGGAGCCGCGTTGGTTTGCAGAACTACTTGAGTGTAGACGCCCGGTGGTGCGTAGGATGTGAACAGTGCCATGGGTTTTCCCTCTTAAAATTGACTTCAATCTAGGAGACTGGAAGTCGATTTCTCTCGTTAATCTAAGATTTTCAGCCCTTACTTTCCGTTTGTCGGAACAAAATCGAGCGGCCTATTGTGGGCTTTGTACTCGTCTTGTCCAACCTTCGTCAGTGCGGGTTTACCGCTTTCCTTGCGAACCTTGTCGCGAACTTCTTGCCGCTTGTTGATGCGATCCCATCGTTTCTCAGCGTCACGCCCGATTACAACATCCAAAGAAGCCTGACCCATACCACTCGTCGCTACATACGGTGCATAGATCGTTTGTTCGCACCGCTTACCGCACTTCGGACATTTCTTATAGCTCGGCTGCTCCCCTATCGGGCAAAGATGCTCCAGAACGAGGTCGCAGTCGTGGCATTTGAATTCATAAGTCATTGAAAACTCCCCAGAAAACGTCTCTGATTGTGGCTTCTAAAGTCCATTTTTCCGCTTACACATAACTCGGGATGAACATCGTCGCACCGAATGCCTCTACCCGTGGCGTGGCTTGGAGGTTTCCACCCCAGCTACCTACCGTGGGCTTGTTGACAATCTCGAAGCTGACCAATCTCGTCACCAGCGGCTTGTATACCTTCCAGTCTGCGGAAGCCGTCACGGTCACGTTGTAGATGTAGTTTGACGCCGTACCCGATGCGTCACGGGCTTCGCCCACGTAGTCGCGAGTCGCCTCGAAGATCGTTAAGCCGTCCGCCTCCACGTTCTTGCGGCTAGTGATAAGGAGGTGCTGCTTAATCATCTCGGCCAGATCGGATGAGGTCTGAAGGTCGTTGGACTTGATCTCCAACGTGAAAGTCAGGTTCTCCTTTGATCCGTATACTTGGTAAGTCTCTGTTAATGAAGGACTTATGATGATTGCCGACTGATCGCCGACGACGGCTATGTCACCAAACGCCAACCACAAACCCGGGAAAACGTAGGCTCGATTGCCGTTTTGGTCGAGCAGCGGCTTCCCAGCCGAGGTCTGGACAACCCCCACCAGTGAACTCGGATCGGCATCAGCTACCCACTCGGCGGATACGGGGCTCCACTTACCTTCTTGATTCGGATCGGGCTTCGCCCACTCGATTGTCATAGGATCGACGATCACTAAGCTGTTGATTTCCCATTTCTTGGCGATAGCCTTAAACGTGCCCGCGTCGATACGGATGTCGTACCGATACGTGTCCCCCGGCTGAAGCAGGACGGGAAGTGTGATCGTGCCATCGGAGTTCACGGTCGGATCGGTGAAGTTCCCTTGCGTGGTGTGGATGAACACCTGATTCGGAGCCAAACTCTGACTCGGCAGCATTCCGATGTTGATGATGTTTTCGGGATTGACGGGCGGCGTCGTGTAGGGGTTGAGCTTCGCTATCATGTTCGCCGTGATGGTACTCCCGGGCGGCGACTGGGACGCAAGCTGGATGTACTGGGGGCTGCCATAAAAGCGGAAGTCGATGCCGGGGCGAAGCTGATAGCCGTTCTGATCGGTGAAAGTCACCGTCACGTACTGGCCTGAAATGCCCAGAACCTCTTGTCCGCCTACGGTGGACTTGCAAATCAACTCGGTGACCGGCCGCTCGTACCAGTAATCGGTGTTGGGATTGAGCGCGGTGCCGTTAGAGAAGGTAAGCCAAAGCTGGGTGCACGGGTTGATGAGGGTGATCGTGCCGCCGAACGACGAGTTCATGGCATTGAAAGCCACGGCTAAGCCCGTTGACGGGTCCGTCGCTATCAGCGTGTTCAAGTCTACTAGCTGGGACACTTGGGTTACGGCGGTGCCCGTGTCGTTACTGAGGTTGGTGTAGTTTGGGCCGAGGAAGTTTGCTGTAAATTGTGACGGGCTGGCGTTCAAAATCGTCACCGTTTGCCCATTCAAAAAGGGTTCCACAGCGCCATCGAGGGTCACTTTCATTCCCGCCTGAAAATTGTTAGTAGCTAAAACGGTGAGTATACCTGCTTGCGGCGGCGAAGCCACGGACCCTTTGATCGACGTACCCGTAATGTTTGCTGTCAAGGTGACTGGGGTTGGGTCTACAATGTTCGGGCGGAATGTAACCACCGAACCCATCGCCTCGCCCTGACCTTTGCCTTCGACCCAGATGTATTTCTGAACAGTCAAGCCGATGTCGCGAGTCTCCTCGCTCACATAGTCGATGTTCATGTAATAGACGCCCGCTTGGGGAGTCTTTTGCGTGGGGTCAACCTCTTTCGTCCATTCGACGAAGAGACCGTCCTTGTCGGCTACCTTACAAAGGATGGCTCGACCACGCTGGGTGCACATGTAGTAATCGAAGGATAATCTGTTTCCAGAGGTGGTGACAGTCTTGACGATGACCTGAAGGTCTTTCCACCGCAGAGCAGTCGTGGGATTGCTCATGGCGGGGATAGTCACATCGCCCAGAGCGTTGCGGAACCTTGGGTTCTTCTCAACAATTGGACGGATGAGTCGTTGCAGATACGCAACTAAGTTCGCGCCTGTGAGATCAATCACGGTTAAATCCCTCTGTTATTGCAACAGAAAGTCCGTTTTACCAACCGCCCGAACCACCACGGTTCGGATGGCCTGTAGACAGATCGTCCACAGCGCCGAAGTCTTCGTGATCGACGATGGTGACGGGCTGTGCGTCGTAATTGACGCCCGGAGGAGGCGGTGGAACCGTCTGCTGGATAGGCTCGATCCACTGGTCAATGGAGCGGCGAACGTCGTAAACGCTAACCTGAGCGTGAATGCGTGGATACCAGCGGTTCTCGATTTCAACCTGACCACGGTAGTCGTAGCCCAAAATCCACCACTGGCTGCCGTCATGTGCTTGGAAGATCGCACCCGGCATCATGTAGGCGAAGAAAACTTCATCACCTTCGATAGGCGACAGGGGGTTAGGCATGAGCAAGTTGCCCGGATTTGGAGCAAACTGAGCGAAGGTAGAGGTACGGAAGTCGTCAGGGTCACCGACCATCTTCTGGAGTTCGGGGTTCCCGTTCGGCAGGTCTTCTTCGGTCAGGATACGAGCGGTCTTGGCGACCGCGCTTGCTAGTGCGTTTGCGTCCATGGTATGCCCTCTAAATAGGTCTCCGAAAGTCCGTTAAGTTTGGATTTTTCCAAACGTTGGAGTACGTCCAATCGGGATGTTGGGGTTCTCCCAGTCCTTGCCCGGGACAGTGCGCGGGTCAAAGATGGGCTCGCCGCTGCCCGTGGGATTCGGGCCACCTGATGGTCCTTTGTTCCCGATAAACGGACCCGCTTCGCCATCATTTGGATCGGGACGGACGACCGGGTTGTAGATCGTGGGTAGGCCAGTATTGATCGGGATCAAGTACCGCGTATCCCCTTCATCCAAAAGGGATGACATGAACTCCTGCTGGAGGAGGATACCTCTCGGGTTCTTGGAAACCACGTTATTGATGACCAACCGCTCCGCGTTGCGACGAACGATCAGATCACCAGCCTGAATGATGGGGGTGGGACCGAGGTAGCTGCGGGAGTCTCTGGTCACCTTCCTGCCGCCTTCGTTGAGTTCCACACTCATTGCGGTGTCGGGAGAGATGTAGATGAAGTCGTAAGGACCGTAGTAGCCGCCCACGATACCCACGCCGAAGCAGGATGGGCACGTGCTGCGGGCTTGACCCAACCCAGTCTCGGAGCAACCACAGAGCTTCCCACGAGTCTTTTTGAACATCAGGTAAGCGGGCTCACCCACTTCTTCGAAAATCCACTGGTTACGGCGGACCATCTCCTGATACTCCCACGTGATCTTGTCAACTTCCATCGTGTTGACGATCATCGAATCTCTTTCACCCGGCTTGTGGAGTTCGCCATTTTCTCCCACGGGTACAATCGTGTAAAAGGTCCTGACCATCGACTCGTAAATCTCTACGAAGTTGTGGAGCTTCTTGTATCTGACTTGAAACTTCTGCACCCCAGAATAGTCAGCCTGCCACACCACACCATCCGACTTCAGCGGGTAAGCACTCACCGCACCACCGAGGGGCAGCGTGTTGTCCATCTGTAGCCAAATGGTTTTGTCCAGCCCGGACACCTGAGCGGGTTTGAACTCCTGCCCGTCGAGGATGACAGTAATGATGAGGGAGCCATTGGGTCCGTAGGGGCTATTTGCCAGCACTGGGCGACCCTGTACCACATCGGAGTACGGGAAATCGGGGATGCGGAAAACCCAACTGCCCTGACCGCGATTTATGGATGACCCGTTATAGGGCGTGCCTCGTGCGAGCCAATCCTTAGGTTCAATCGTGTAGAGCACCTCTTCGAGAGCCGACTGGTCCCGATAGAAATGTCCGGGCCAAGGGTATGAGTTGAGCTTCACCCAGTTGGTGGGATAGTCAAAAGCGCGGTAGATGTTGTAGCCCTTCTTGCCTTGACGGTCGTCATCCACCCACCACAGATCGCGGCTGCCGACGTAGCTCGAATTCATCACCAGCAGATTAGTTATCATTCAAACGTCCTTCCAAATTTTTCTTCAGCCACGCGGAAACCTTTTCGATGGTCTCTTCAACGCTGTCAACGCACAGGCGACCCGAATGGAATTGGGGATTGTCTGTAATCGTGATGTGCAGACTTGGATACTCCGTGTGCCCCTGATACATTGCGATCTTCTTCATGTTAACCAAGCAGCCAGCGTTGCTGGCGCAAGCCCACGCTCATCGGACGGTTGGCTGTCACGAGTGGAGCCATCGTGTTGAACTGTGTCATGTACGAATCGCCTAAGCCGCCGTACAGATCGGCCTTATTGATATCCAAGCTCACACCGTTCAGTGAGTAGCTGAACTGATCGGCTGCCCAGCGGTTGCCTTCCTGCTTAAGACAGAGCCCAGCGGCACCGAGGGCGGCGATGCGACCCCAATCCAACGGGATCGTGTCAAGCGTGTAGTTGTAGACGTTCATCGGGTTGTACCAGTTCAACATGCTGATCGCCATGTCCAGTTGCATCAAAATTTCCGCATCCAACCAGATGTAGCCTACGCGAGTGTTGTAACCTGCGACCACACGGCTCGGCGTCGGCGGGCGGAAGTGGTAATTACGGTCGGGGTTCGTATCCGACAAGAGCGTGCGGACGTACATCACCGCCTTGGCAAACATGGCGGGGGTAGTCATCCCAGAATTGACAATGGACTCTGGAACGGCGATGATAACCGATGGGGCTTCGAATCCCGGGTTGGTTGGGTCAATGCCCTGAACAACGAATACTTCGACCACGGTGTCCAGCGGGCAGTCGGGATACATCTGGATGTTCCACACCAGACGGTAGACGCCCTTCCACGTGGTGGGAATGGTGATCGGCACGTAGTATGCGCCCTGCGACACGCGGGTGGGAATCGCCTGCGGGCAGCCAGCAAGCTGCACGTTCTCTTGCGGCAACGGAGGTCCGCCAGCCATGTTCTGGGGCTGGTGCAGGTCGTACTCATACGCCTGCGTGACCTTCATGGGTATCTGATCGGTGACGTGGAAAATCGTGTAGTTGATGAGAGTGGGGTCCACCAAAGCCCCTGTCGCATCCCGTACTAGGATGCTGAGGTTACTTGCTCCCAACGTCATGCCTTGAGTGAACGTGACCACTATGCACCTACCTGTTTACGATGGGTTTCCACCCAGTTTTTCTGAGGCAGGATGCGGCGAAGCACGGGGCTCAACTCCATCATGTCCTCATAAGAGAGATAGTTATTCTTAATTCGATTGCAAACGATACAGGCGACGACGCAGTTCTCTTTTGAATACCCCAAAGCGTTGTTTTTTCGATCAAGGTTTGTGCGGGCGTTTCCCCTTCCTTGATTGTGATCCGTCCATAAAATAGTCGAGCCGCAATAATGGCATTCGGCGATTTGGGTAAACTCCAAAAACTCTTCGTATGTCAGCATCACGGTCAGACCGCGCTTGGAGGAGATGTGGCGCAGTCTGTTCAGCAGCCACTCAAACGGGCGTTTGCGGAGACCCCTCTTGCGTGGAAGGATGGCTTGAATCCCGTCACGGCTGCAACAAGACCGACAGAACCCTCCGTGGGTCGGCAGTTTGCTCGGGTCAATCCAGAGGTCCTTTCCGCAACCCGCACAGCGGTACAGACACATGGTTTTGTTCTGCTTTCCCTGCGGGCGAAGTTCCATTCGAACGGCATCTGTGATTTGCAAACTCATGGATTCTCTCTAGAGAAGAGTTCAAAAGTCAGTATTCATAAATATGAGCTTTGGACCGAGCAAAATCGCAGCGGACATACGACAGCTTCATGCCGCTTTGACCGTCAGAGGGATGTTGAACTGGGCGACCGACCCAAATCTGTCGATGTTCGCAACGGCGATCTTCACTCGTCTTCAATATCTTGATAACAAACAAATTACGAAGGAGAACGTGCCCTCGCTCCTACCGCAGGTCGGCCCGAGGAAGAAATATCCGAAGATCAGCCGCGTTTTGCAGGGCGCTGACGATCTTGATTGTGTCCCTGCAACGATAGCGTGTCTGACGGGCAGCACATTGATTGAGGTTTTGGAGGCAGTGAAGAACGATGCGATTGGTGGTGCGGATAAGTTCGCCTACGACAAGGGCATGAGGCTGATAGACATGGTGCAAGAGCCTGAACTTGGGAGACGATATTTGGCTCTTGTGGTTGGCGGCAACGAGGAGAAACCCGGCCACGCCACGGTCTTAGATTACGACGGTACGTTTGTGGACCCGTCACCCTTCCTCGCGGATCGCATCCCTTTCGACATCTACCCACTCCCGTTTATCGTCTTCGCCGAGGTCGATTATGTTTGATTCAGTTATGACAACCATAGATAAGGAAACATTTCAAAAGGAAGGCTCCAACATGGCAAATCACATTTCTGAACTTCCCCTTGGCGCGAGTACGGGCACTTCTGCGAAGAAGATAGAGGCTAAACCCGTTGATAACGCGGCTTGGGTTCAACTCGGGCGGATGCTCTCACCCTTGAAGATCAGGGTGCGACGTTCCTAACAAATCTACTTGGGGACAAGCGAATGGTGCTTTTCAATTTGTGCGGGGGTCCGGGAGCGGGAAAGACCACATTTGGATACTATCTGGCGTATCGGCTTAAAAAGGCGGGGGTTAGGGCGGATTTGCTGTACGAGCCCGCCCGTGATCTCATCTACGGCGGCGTACCCAACACGGTGCCGCCACAACTTCTCGACAACCAAATCCTCATGGTCGGACAGACCTATGAGCGGGTGCTGCGGCTCCAGCGGCACGGCTTCGAGGCGGTCGTAAGCGACTCCCCCATCATCCAGTGCCTACTTTACTGCAAGGGTCACATCTACTACGACAACCTCAAAAAGGCCATCCGCGATATCGAACCAAATTTCGATACCTTTAACGTCTTCATCCATCCGCGACCCGGAAGTTACGACCCCGAGTCCCGCACGCAGCGGACGGAGGCGGACGCACGGGCTCTCGACACAACTGTGCGCGATCTAGTTGGGGATTTTTGGTTGGAGATTAACTGGGATCAGGAGAGTCTTCTGGGGGATCGGGCTGTAGAGCTAGTTCTTTCCACTCGGCAATCTCTTCCGGCGTCGGCGGCTTCTTCCACCAAGGCTCCTTCACGGGAGTGACGTACTTCCCATCAACGGGAAGCTCGGTGAGGCAAAGAGAACAAGTCGGAGGTTCAGGGTCAACTTCACCTTCCGCGAGAAATGCCTTGTACAAATCCACGAGCGTGTCGTCGTGGCCGTGCTTCATGCAGTAGATGGAATTCCACACGTGAACGATGGCGTGTTTGAGCCATTCGGGTGCCCAAGGTATCCAGCCGTGTTTCCAGCCGTAGCAGAAGTAGCCATCATGGAGCACCAGCCCCATCTTGTGTCTACGTCTCCAGCCAGCCCTCTTTGAGTTCTTGGTCGGTGAATTCATACGTTTCAGATCGAATCTTGCTGTTAAGCCGATACCCCATCATCTCGGAATAGTGGTGTCGTCTATGTTTCAGGTATTTCAGATTTCGCTGCCAGTGCAAGTGTGGGCGTTTTGTTTCTTCCGAGGCGACAGACCATTCTTCGTTTGTTAAGGAAGCTGGTTTGATCTCTTCCAATCGCTGCATCGCGTGGACGAAACATTGCTCCAAGAAAACGCCCAGCGAGCGGGCAAGGCCCGCATCCGTGTGTTCGTCACTCAACGGAAAGCGAGTTCGCAGTTCGTTGAACAACGGACCAACGGTATCGTTGAACCGCATGATGGGCAGTAGGAATTCCTCAGCGGGCAGTTTGATTGGCGAGGACATTTTTAGCGTGTTCTCCGACGATGCCGATCAACCACTGTGCTGCCAAGAGATCGCCCTGCGTTTTCTTGTTGGTGCTGATGATGCCCACGGGCTCAATTTCGTACTGCGCGGGAACCTTCTTACGGGCCGCGTCGGTTGCTTCAAACATGTAGTTGACGACCTCAAGCCCACCCTTTAGGTGCTTGGCGACGATCTTGAGATTGGGGTCGTTGGATTTGCGGAGCGTGGCTGCCGCTTTGCGGATCAGTTCGGATTGCTTCTTTGTCAGTTTTCTCATAGATTAACCATGTGCTTGTATTGTATCAGGCGCATGGTTTGCTGGCAAGGCTCTTCCCATCTGGGATATTTGGGCGCTGGCGGCGGAATACTCGGGTACGTCGCCGTTCTGTTTGAGCTTCAAGTCCTCGTATGGGCGGGTGACACGCTCGTCGAACTCAGCCATTGCCTTCTGGAGGACGCCCGCGACGGAATTGATGTTACCGTAGTCGATGCCCTTATCGAGGAGCCACTGCATGAAAAGGCGAGTAATGGCGTAGTTGAGATCGCCCGGGCTGTGAAGCTGCTCGGCGAGCGGGGTGATGAAGGGGTCAATGGCCTCGCGGCTAGACTCGTGAATGTACGGCATGGGTTACCTCCTCAGGCAGAGAGACTTCCAGAATGAGGCTCCACGCGATTACGCAGTAGCCCAACAAATCCTTGATCGCGTCCGCCTTCGGTTCGTAGTTTGCTGTCCTGCCCAGAGCACTCAATTGGGCGTAGCGAGCCATCTTGTCCCAAATGCGAGGGACGGTGCCTTGTAGCCCGTGGCGGCGGAAGCTCTCGCCGTAGTCGGCGGTCTTGCTCAGGAGGGTCTCCGTGATCTTTTGAATTTTGAACTGCACCATCGGCAGGAGATCGACCATGCCTTCTTTGGTTGGGGCTCCCTTGATTACTCCATCTTCGAGTAGGCACATGACCGCCGAGATGTACACCATGAAGTGCAAGGTCTGCTCGATCATTTGGAGCATCCCCTGCGACCATTGTGCGAGTGGAGTCTCGCGGTAGCCGTCGCCCACACCTTCGAGGATGTAGTAGTGATACATCCATTGGAGGAACAACGCTTCTTGGTTATAGTGGTAGTCTGGAGGCAGTGCCTCGGCGAGGATGGCAGCGTTGGGAGTAGTATCAACAGGCTTCCCACGGATGATCGCGTGTCCAGTGAAACCTGAGGCGAGTAGCTGTTCGTTAGTTTGAAGCCCCCGAGCAACTAACTCGGTATCAATCATTTCAGGGAGCGCCAAGAGTGATTTACGCCACTCGTAATCACGTATCACAAAGAGGCCGGTGCGGACTTCTTGCCAGAAAGGAGAGCCTTTGAAAATGTCGTCCATGACTATAAATACTGCGATTTTGGGTATTAAACAGTAGCATGGCGAAAAAGAGATCGCACCCCGTAGAGGCACCCAAGCCGAGGCCTGTCCAAACGGAAGAACCCGTCGAGGTCCACGTATCAGTACCGCGAACAGGGTTCCCCGAACGGTTCAAGGTTTACGTCAACAGAAACGGACAGCAGACCGAGAACAGCTACTCGCAGACGCAGATGGAAGGACTCTACGAGCAGGCGTGTGCTTTGAGCACGACGAGTGGGCTGGCGAACTGTCACACGTGGGTGGAAGGCTTGAAGATCGACTATGCCGCCGCCGTGTGGATCATGGACATCATGGAGTACCGGGGGAGGGTTAAACCTATCGTGTACAAAGACGGGGTAGCCGAATCCAGCGAACCCCGAAAGTTTACTGCGTCTTCCTAAACTTTACCCGACCTTCCGCACTCGTAGGTGCGCCGTTGCACTTACCGGGACGAAACCTCCATCCGCGCATGGCTTGCAGTACGGCTCGGACATCAGGATCGTTTACAGAGCCCTCCAGCACGAACGGGCTGTACACCGCACCATCCCACCCCACGATAAAGTCCACCACCACGAGAGATGGGCCGTTCAACAGCGGGTTCGGCGTGTTCACTGGCGTTGGATTGACCGTATCGTAGCAGGCGGCAAGCCCGCTGCGGTCGCCGTAGCCTGTGTTGGCTACGGTTTTGTACTCTTCGATGCGGCTGACGAACCCAAAATTGGGAGTTCGTGGGGCTGGTGTCTGAGCTTGAGCGACCATCGACAACAGCAAAACGGCGATAAATGAGTGAGCCATGAGGCTATTCTACCTCATGGCTCACGAATTCAGCTAGGAATTTCCCCAACAGAATCAACTACTTATGCGTACACTTCCAACGGCACTTCCGCAAGCTGCCGAATTTCAGGGAATTTCTGGAACCGCAGGACCTCGCCGTTCAGGTACGCTGGTTCAAGAATGTCAAACGGGTAGCCCATCTTGCCGTCACCCCTGTACTGCATGGAGTGATAGCCGCCCTGCTGGTCGTCCAGAAGGGCCTGCCGCCCGCGCTTCGATGCCTTGCCGGGATCGGTGATCGGGTCTTTCCAGATTTCAATCTGCTGACCGTTGATGACAGCGTTGCAGCACTTGATTGCAACCTTCTGCGTATCTCGGTTCAATTTCTGGAGCAGCCCACCACCCATACCAAACACGATGTTGGCTGCGGACCACTTGGCGTCCTTCATTGCCTGCAAAATCTTGCGGATGCCGTAGTGGTCGATGCCGTCGCCCCAGAGGACGCCGACGCAAGGCGGAAGCAGCTTGTAGCCGTTGCTCGTCTCGCGGATGCCGAACTTCTCGCCCAGAATTTCCAGCACGCGAAGAGTGATCGCTACTGGATCACCGGAGTCGGGACGGACCACAACCTTGCCGTTACGGTTGCGGATGCGTTCGCGATACGTGCCGCCGATGATGTTGGCAGTGAAGTTGAAAATGTCGTAGGAATCGCCAACGAGGGAGAGAATACCCGTGGGCACTTCATCCAGTGCGTTCTCGACAAACTTTGATTCGTACTCACGGCCCCACATAGTGGTGACGGAGTGCTCAGACGCGAATACGGAGTAACCCGGCATTTCGCCGCCGAACTTCCCGAATCCGTAGAACTGCTCGATGTAGTCAATTCCGGGCAGTGTGTCCGTGCCTTGGAAGTTGACAAGGTGAGCCGCAGCACCGATACCCATTTGCTCGACGCAAGTGACGCCGCGACCGCCGAAATCGTGAAGCTGATACGGCAACGTGGAGAAATCATCAGCCGTCTCCGCGAGGAACTCAGCGAGGATTTGCTTGGTATAGCGAGACCGCGTGACGACAGCCGAGGGATACCACACGTGCTCCAGAATTGTTTCCGTCCAGCCCGGAACCCACGCACATTGATCGCAGGTGTTCTTCATCGTCCACATGACGTTCTTCACGGGGATCGGGAGACCTTCCTTGACCGCACGGATGTCCAGCGGTAGGTAGCCGCCATGTGCGTTGATGACGTGCCGCCAGCCTTCCTTGTTGAAGGCGCGGTCGTTCATGAAGTGCAGGCCCGCTTTGTACTCCGCTTCCTCAACATCAGTCAGCGTAGCGAACTTGCCCTCGATGTTGCGGATCATGTTGCCCTGCAAATCGAACAGGACGGTGTACGGGTACTCGCCGCCGCGAGCCTCATAGTAATACAGCATTTCCGTGGTGCCCGGAACGATGAACCGCCAGTGACCGACCTTGTAGCTGTCAGTCTTATGTAGTGGACGCGGTTTGAATGGACGTGGCATTTTGTGCCTCCTTGAATTTCTTGAGATAATTCTGCAACATGACGAGAAGCTCCATGTGTTCCACCATCATGTCAAATGCCGTGAGTTTATCGAGACGGAACCAGCGAACATCCTTCACGTCGTCCTTCGCCACGGCCCCCATGTTACTGACACGTCCTGCGTAGAATGCGGTCAGCACGCTGCGGTCGGCAACACGGTAACGCCAGTCGTCGATGATGGCGGACCCGATGTACTCTTGGTCAATCAGGTCGCAGCCCGTCTCTTCAATGGCTTCGAGCCGAGCGTTCTTTTCGATGTTGCCCTTTCGAGCTTCAACGTGCCCGCCTGCGAATCGCCATTTGTTTTCACCGGGCTTTTGAGCGAGAAGAACCTCGCTACGGTCATAGCTCAGGATGGCGATATCGACCATCATAAGCGTTACAGGCCACAGATGGTGAATAGCGTAGATCATGCCCGCACGGAAATCGGAAGATTCGAGCACCTTATCAGAATGTTCCTTGCGGTTAGCCGTTGCACTAATGGAGGCATCAACGGAGAGAGCCAATTCAACAGGCTTGAATCTGCCGTGGTAGTGCGGGACAAAAGAGTCGCGTCCGCCGTACAGTGTAACGTCGGCGAAATCGGCACACGAGGAAATGGCGTAATCCAGTTGCTCGCTCCAAGACTCATCGTCTCGGGTATCGCGGAGTGGGAGCACGATGAACTCGGGGAATTTGGCTTGGATCATAGCCTTCCGCGTCGGGAAGTCCAGAGGGTGGTTCTGTGTGAGACTTGCGGGTGCCACACCGACGAACACGATTACAGTTTTGTGATTCCGTCGAACCTGACGGAATAGCTCCATGTGCCCTTCGGTTAAATCGGTGACTTGGAACCGTCCGACGATGACGCCGTAGCTCGGTTTAATCACTTTGTTGGCTCCTGTTCTTTTGATGCTTTCAGGTCGGCGAGAGGCACATTTTCTTTCACGCCGAATCGCGGTTTACGGTTGGCCTTGTGCATTTCTGTGTTGCGTATAAGGCAGGTCTCGGCTTCGAGTATGGTGACGGAGCCGATCATCTCGTGAGCAATCTGACGGAGAGGGTAACCTTCCACCAGATACTTTTCCATGATCGGTCTGAGAGCACTTAGGGATTCGTCAAAGAGGCGGTTGCCTTCCTCGGTGCTCACTTCCCAATCATTATAGAGACTTCGGTTTGGTACTTTCGCTTCCATTGAGTGCGTCCTCAATCACTTTCATGCGGCGTTGCTGCTCCGCGTTCGACAGGAAATTTGGCATTCGCACGCTCATTCTACCGTCTGGCGTGTCCATGTAAAACTCGGTCGTCCACCGTTCGGTGTCCATGACCTGTTCAGCCTGCGTGTAGCCTTTAGCCATTAGGGAAGAGTTCCTTCTCCAAGTCTGATGCGACGATGGGGTTGTTCAGGCGAAACGAACAGACCGAATCCCACCGTTCTTGCAGGATGATGGCCTGTTTCCGCTTAAACTCTGGCAACCCGTTTTCGTATTTCAGACCATGGAGAAAATTCGCCATCTGAGTTCCGATGAAATCGAGACGGCTGACCTGCGAGCGTTTCGCCCGCTTCTTAGCGACGGCTGTTGGCATTGTACCCCTCCGTAGACTATTCTACCTAGTGTACACTGATTTCGGCTAGGAATCTAGAGGGTTTTAGCATAATTACGTTGGGGGAGTCGGGCTGCTGGTACATGGCGGGGACGCACAAATTGAGGTAGTCCCGTGCCCGCGTGCAAGCTACGTAAAACAAACGTCTTTCTTCTTCAATCTCGTCCTCAGACCCCATGGAGAACTTGTGGGGAAGGGAGCTTTCCACGACGTTTGCCACGTAGACCCGCTTCCATTCGAGCCCCTTGGCGCTGTGGATAGTGCTGATGGTGACCGCGCCTGACTCGTCATCATCCTTCGGGCGATCAAGCGTAAGCTGGAAAATAATGTCCTCGGCGGTCATCTTGTTGTCGGCGACCATCCCCTCAAGAAGCTGGGCGAACCGATCCAAATTTTCGAGTTTGGTTTTAACCTTGTTGCTGTCTCTTTTGTACTTCTCGGCAAGGTAGGTCGTATACTGGGTCAGGGCGAGCGTCCGTTCCAGCATAGCAACTGGGTCTTCACCAAACTGGGATATGAGCCTGACGATCCCGCCGAACGATGCTATCTTGGCGTTCTTGTCGCCCTCCGCTGCGGCGATCAGATCACCATCATGTTTGTCGTTGGCGATGGCACGAATCTTTTCCAATGCCACTTCGCCACACCCCCTACGCGGCACGCTTGCAGCCCGCACGAATGCCATGAAATCCCTATGGTTGGTCGCCAGCCTCATATACGACAGTACGTCTCGCACTTCTTCGGTCTGCAAAAGCCCCCGCCCGCCGCGCACGACATACGGGATTTTGCGTCTCACCAACTCAGCTTCAATGTCACGAATCTGAATCGCCGCCCGAACTAAGATGCAGTTCTCACGGTAGGAGATCGGCCTAGCCGCCGACTCTCGGGGTTTTACCCCATTGGCAACAGAAGCGGCGTCACGCAGGAACTTCTCGTTGTCCTTGTAGATTTCAATGGCGATCTCGGATGCAATGTCTCGCGACATCGTACCCCGGATGATCTCGATTTTGCCCTTCTCCCCGTTCAAACCACGCCAACTTTCCATCTTGAGCGGGATGGTACGGGTCATCTTGTTCTGAATCGCATTCGCCATGTCCACGATTTTTTGACCGCTGCGGTGGTTACGGGCAATTCGATATAGCTTGGGCTGAACGCCCCGCCAGTTCTCGCTGAAGTCCTTCAGGATTTGCGGCACGGCACCGTTGAACCCGTAGATCGAGTTCCCCACTACGATGCCGTCTACAACGTAAGTATGGTCTTTTTCAACGTCCAGCGAATACACCAGTCCTTCGTATGGCATTTGCGGCATGACGAGTATTGGGGTTGACTGATTATTTCCTTCGATAGGAACGTAGACTTGAAGACCCGCACGAACTAAAATCTGAACGTTTGCGGCTGCGGTTTTGAAGTACCCCCGCCAGTTATGGTTGTACTGACGTTGGTTTTCCGACCACCGCACCATGGAAGGACACTCCCATAGCAAGCGGAATGCTTTCAAACACGCCCAACCACTGCCGCCCTTTCCTTCTCGCCGACGATCCTCAAAAGGCAGAACAGCCGTGAGTGAACCACTTGTTGGAGATGACGCTTCTACGGTCGCAGTTTGTAGACTCTGAAAAATATCGAGACGCTCTAAATCAGCCTCGAAACATGTCTGAGGGATTCCGTAATAACACGAAACGATCTCTTCAAGTTTCCGCGCTTCTCTCTTAGAGTCCTTAACCGCGAGTACCCAACCTTTATCAGCTTTCTCCTGACGCATCCGAGCCGTCAATCCGAAAGCATGATTGTTGCGCTTCAACTTCGCCATACCGACTCTGAAACCGAAGTTTTCACGCCACATGAGATAGACGATGTATTTACCACTCGTCTCCGAACCGAGACGTACCCACAATTGATGATTGGGAGTGACACGGGTCTGCTTTCCGTCCCCAGTGCAGACCTTAAGAAGAATTCCTTTGTATGGTCTAGATGCGACCTTAATCTTCCTACCGATTTTATAGGTTCGTTGGTCTTTCCGTGTCCATGATTCCGCCAATTCACCATCAACTAGCGTCGAAATGTCTTTTTCCACCCACTCAGAAGGCGTCCAAGGTTTTCCATATCCGTTCGGTTTATGCCCAGATACTTTGATTTTCACCACTGAACCGGGAGGTTGACATTGGCTCATGTCGCCGACGACGTAGATGTTCATGTTGCTGGGGGCAAGCAGCGAGTTGACGAACTCCCACTGTACGGGGTTCGTATCCTGAGCTTCATCCATCAGGACGTGATCCCACATCGCTTGAATAGCCCCACGCCACTTCGCGTCCCTGCGGAATCGTCGCACAGTCAGGTGCAACATGTCGTCGAAATCCACGACCGAATTCCGAGCCTTTTCCTCTTCGTACAGTTTCCACAGACACAATTCGGTCTCACCCATCGCATGGTAGCCGCCGTGCATTACCTCGGCTTCCGCTGCGATCTCTTCCGTGTAGTCACTCATGAAACCAACACCACGGGCTCGGTGAAATGAGATGTTCTCCAAGACACGCCACGGATTGGTGTCCGTGATCTTGCCCCGCTCGATGATCTTCTTCATCATCTGGCTCTGATCGTAATCGTCGAGTGGGGATACCCTGTCTTTTAATTCGCATTCGCCCTCGACACTAAAGGCTGGCGGATTCTTACGGATGGCACCCAGAGCGAGGGAGTGGATTGTCGAGACACGGGGGTTCAGAAGCGGGGTATCGTTTGTATCGAGCCCCAAGCGGGTTAGGAGTTCGCCTGCGGCTTTGTTGGTAAACGTCACCGCGCAAATACGCTTTGGGACGACGCCCTTTTTATCCATCAAATGGCGAACACGCTCGGTGAGCACGCGAGTCTTGCCGCTGCCCGCGCCTGCGATCAAGCAAGCGGGTTCGTTGAGCGGATGTTCGACCGCGAGCGTCTGTTCTTCATTTAGCTGCATTTTAGGGCGTAGTAATTTGGGTCGGTTTGCTCTTCTTCGGACAGCTTATCAATCTCCCATCGGCCACGCGGGTCGGTGCCAAGAAGTCCACGGTTAGCCGCACGGATGATTTCACGGTCGGCGGGGGTGAATGACGCATAGCGACTCATGATGTCCAGAATGGTCATCAGGGCTTGGCGGGGTTCTTCTACTTCGGATTCGCGAATCATGATCTCCTCCAGAGAATGGCCGTCACGTTGTCACCCGTAGGGATGCTGACGGCGTAATCGACGAGTTCCTTGGCGTTGACATCCTGCTCTTCGATCATCTTAACGATATCGAGGAGCATCTGCACTCCAGATTCATCGTGCCCCGGGGATAGCAACCCGTCCGATCCTACCAGAACCCACCCACCCAAATCAACCGTATAGACCTCAGGCTGGCGGCAGAGAATCTTACCCAGATCGCGGTCACCGAAAGCACGGCTCATCTGCAACCCATGCCCCTCAGGGCCGTAGCAGATGTAGCCGTTCTGGGAATAGTACCCGCCGCGTGCCTGAGCCGCTGCACGTTCCGCCATGTTAGTGCGGACGTTGTGTTCAGGGCTGACATGAAATGTCCCATCTGGTTGCTGCACGATCACCGGGGAATCGCCGAGGATGGCTACGTGGACCTTGGTTTCTTTCCCCGTGTTAGCCTTGGGGATGAAGGCAATGCTCATGGTAGACCCGCACTCCATGTTGGAAGTAAGCATGTCGAATTTGTCGAAGAGTTCCTTGAACAGAAAATCGGGACTCTTCTCGGGGGAGAAGACAGAATCCCAAACCTCGCAGAACTTGCTCTCCAGTTCGATAGCGCACGCTGCGTCACCATGACCGTCCATAACGACCATTATGAGGCCCTCTTCGGCAGAGATCATCAGATGGCGGTCTTCCTGATAGCCGCGCATTCCTTTATTCGCGGCACCCGTCAACACCAGAGGGCGGTTAACCGCCTGTTTGCTCTTACGCTTACTCATTAGTCTCTCTTTTTCTTCATGCTGGCGAGCTTCTTGGAAATGAGTTTGATTTCCTTTAGCTCTTTTGCGTGAGCGGCATTAGCTTCGTCACAGACGTGGCACGGCTTGCCGCATTGATTCTTGGGGTCTTTCTGGTGCTCAGCAAATCGGACTTCCATCTCAGCAACCATCTTGCAGGCTTCGCAGCACTTGGAGATGTCTTCCTTGGTGCCAGCGTTAGGATTTCCCTCTTTACGCCAGACATCGTGCTCCCGCTTGAGCTTGCGATTGTACGTCATCCAGTCGGGATAATCCTTGGGGACGAATGGAACCTCGCCCGCAGCCTCTAGAGCCAGCAGGAAATAGCGCATCTCCGACGTGTTCGCCATGGCCTCGACGCGGCTGTGGCACGGGCAACCGCAATCATTCACGTCTGGGTTGTTGAAATAGGTGATACAGCAAGCGCAATCGTAAGCCCCGCCCCACTCACTGTCGGCGGAATTGCCCTTCCAGCAGAATATCCAACGCCACTTGTGGTTGTGCAGAATCTTTTCGAGGATTAAGCCTTGCTTGGTCCGGTTTCTCACGCGGTAGCTCCTATATTCCAATACTGGATTTGCAGGCTCATTACGCACAGATTTTCAGGTAGGCCGAACTCCCCTCCACGGGTCATATACGCCACGGTCGCCAGAACGTGCCGCCCCGTATGCCGCCCCGTTTTCGGGTCCCACTCCAGCAGCATCAACTCGTCGCCCTCTTGAAAGTTGCGGTCGTTGACTCGAAGTTCGTACCGTTTGCTACCTGCGAGGATGGCACAGAACTGCTTCGGCCAAGTTTTCAGGTCGTGTCGTTGCATAGTTGATAATACCACAAAAGTAAACCCCCCGCCGAAGCTGGCGGGGGGTCGGGGAGGACTGTGACTCGGTTAGTTCCCGTCGAACATCTTGCTGCAAGCGGCTTTCATGATCTCGCAGTTTTGATCGAGGATCGGCTTGCCGTCCGGCCCGATTACCGGGTTCTGGCACGCCGCAGGAATTTCTTTGAGGCAGGAATTCACGTCGCCGTACAGGACCGCAAGCTGCGCTCGGATTGCCTTTTCTCTGGCGAGGTTGGCGTCGTAGTCGGCTTTGAGTTGCGTCATGTCCGCCTTCCACTGCGCGATGTTGGTCTGGTTGTTCTGCCAGATTTGATCCAGCTTGGATTTGGTCGCGTCAAGATTCGGACGCTGCTGATCCAGTCTGGCGTTCGCTTGGTCAATCTGAGACTGAGCCTGAGCTAACTGTGCTTTGTTGGCATCCAACTGATTCGCCTCTGCGTTGTACCCGGCGCACGAACCGTCATGGTTATACTCGATGCACTGGTGAGAGTTGTGCTGTGCCAAACGCTCTTGGTAGTTCTGGATCGACGGGTTCAGCAACTCTTGCTGGCGGTTGGCCTCGCCCTGCTGTTGGTTGAAGGTGTTGAGGTCTTGCGTGTACTGATCGTTGTACTTGGTGTAGGCGTCCACCGCGAACTTGATCTCGTCCTTTTTCTCGGTCAGGGCGTCGTACCGCTTCTCCATCGGCACATAAGCCTGCTGAACGTTGCTCAGTTCATCCTTGAGACTGGCGATCTGGGCGGACTTGTCTTGAGCGAACAAAGATACTGAGAGCAGAAGAACTGCGAGGAGCAAAAACGACTTGGTTTTCATGGTTTCCATTCTGCTCTTAGATTTAAGGGGTGGAATGAGCAATTCCGCCCCCTATGGACTTAGTTCGACGAAGGAACCAGCGTGATCTCGACGGTGCGAGTATCGCCGCTGCCGACTTCGGTCTTGAGCTTACCCGAAGGTACGCCACTCGTGATGAACTGCTGTTTCACGCGGTTCGCACGGGTTACAGGCAGGAGAGCATCTTCCGAGGGGTTCTTGTTCCCACGAAGGACGATCACATACCCGGGGTGGAGTTTCAATTCCGCCACAGCCGCAGCGATCATTTCCTTGCAGACCGATGTCGGCCGCGAAGGATCGACGATAGCCGCATCGCCGCCCTTAGGCACGCACTGAGTCTTGCTGGCGAAGGTGCAGATGCCAACAGGGATGCTCTCAGTGATGACGGGGGTCGCTACTACAGGCACCGCCACTGGAGCCGCTGTCGGCTGCTGTGGGATCACGATGAACGTCGGCTGCGGAGCCACTGGAGGAGCGGGCGGTACGACAACTGGAGGAGCATCGATCATCTCGTGCGCCATGCAGTCTTCCACCGTAACATCAGCGTCCTTAGCGATACGCTTAGAGGCGGCAACTTTGACCTTGCAGCCAGCCAATCGTTCGTTCATGGAGTCGAAAGAACGAGCCAGTTCGAGCATTTGGCAGTTCTTGTCAACCTTGCTGCCGCCGAGGGCGAAGCCGAACGCCGCACCCTGTCCACCCGCCTCGTAGCCCTTCAAACAGGGCGACGTTGGGATGGTCGTCGGAGCATACGCCGTGGGCACCGGAATCTTCGGGGCCGCGATGTTGTTCGTGGTGTTGTTCGAGTTGCTGCCGTTGCCGTTCGCTTGGTTTGAAGCGGACGACTGATTGGCATTGGTCGAAGAGTTCGATTGCGTCTGGTTGGACGAAGCCGAAGTCTGGTTGTTCGAACCGTTACCGTTGGCGTTGGACGTACCGCCGTTCGCGGTATTGGTATTCGTGTTGGACGAGTTGCCCGAGTTCGACAACTTGTTCGTGGACGTAATCACTGGAGCCACGGTCGTGTTCACGTTGTTCGTGTTCTTGACCGTAGAGTTGCCCGAGCCGCTTACTGAGCCGCCCGCTCCACCTGCACCGCCAGCCCCACCCGCACCACCTGTCGCGGAAGAGTTGCCGCTGTTGGACACGCCAGACTTGGACGAAGAATTTCCGCCTGTGGCGTTTCCACCAGTGGCAGTGCTGGACGAAGAACCGCCGTTAGCGGTCTGTCCCTGTGACTGTCCCTGTCCCTGAGACTGACCCTGAGTCTGTCCCTGTTGGTTGGTGTTGTTGTTGGTGTTGGAATTCGTGTTCGTATTCGTGGTCGAAGACCCGCCGCCCGTGGTCTTCTTGGGCACCGTGCAAACGTAGTAGTCGCCCTTGATACCTTCCGAACCTGTACCGAGGAACCACTGACCATCACCGTCACCAGCCGAGCCGCCCGGATTGACTGGGCCTACGTCAACACGCGATGCCAGAGGATCGGAACAATTCCACGCGAACGCGGAAGCAGAGAGGAGGATGGTTACGACGAAGGCGAGAGAGAAACGCTTGAGATTCATATTCTTTTCCTTTTCCTTTTCAAATTACGGTGGTTACAATGAATATATTACTGCTGGTTGTGTAATTCCACTATAGCACGTTAGTGGGGTGGACAACAAATCACTTAAACCCGGACGATTTTCGGGCTGTCAATCCCCTTCGTCGCGTTCCGAGTGCAGACCACAAGCTGGGCGTCATTGACGATCTGCTTGTAATCGTAGGCGGAATGGTCGGTCAAGATCACCACCACGTCGTAGGTGTCCACGCTGTTCGGCGAGAGACTAAAGTCCAGCGGCACGGACTCCATGTTCAAGCCGTGATCGCGCACAGCAGGAACGTAGGGATCGTTGTAATCCACCAGAGCGCCCGCCGTCTGCATCAACTTAATGATGGCGATGGAGGGCGATTCACGGTAGTCGTCAATGTCCTTCTTGTACGCCATGCCGAGGACGAGGACTTTGGAGCCGTTGACTGTTAGGGTTTTTTGATTGGGTACTCCGTGTTGTGCAAATGCGATGGCCGTGAACAGAACCACGACGGTCAACAGTGTTTTGCGAATCATAAGATAGTGCTCTCCTACTTCTTCTCCCCCATATTCTACCGAGGGGGTCGGCGTTTTGGCTAGGTTTTTCTAAATGCTAGGTGCCACAAGGGTTACAGTGAGGAACCACGGTTAATCTCACCGTGTTTGAGATTTGTCCATTTGGATTCATTACGCGAACAGGAACGATGGTTTGGTCGGGCGGGTTCTGCGGAAAATCAGGGTTAACGACCGAGGGCGGGACGTTGAAGGTGATGGCCGTCGCGGTAACCGTCTGTGGCTGCAACACTGTGTCATCACCGAACAGGACGGTCACTCCTGTCGTGAAACGTTCCCCGGTCAAAGCGAATTGTTGAGCGTTGTCGTTCTCGTAGAACGTGGGAGCGGTCAAAGCCGCAGGGCTGATTTGGGTCAGCACGGGCGTGGTCGGTCCACCGCAAGCGGTCAGAGCGAGCACGAAAAACAGCAGGATCGAACGTTTCATAATTGGAACAGTCCCTCCCCACGCTTGTATTTTTCGATGATGCTGATGACGGCCACGCGGCTATCGTTCCATGACTTCTCTTCAGGATGGATGGGAATCAGAACGCATCCCGCCAGAATTTCTTTGCGGGCACCCTCTAACGCGGCGATGGTTTCCTTGGATGGTTTCTTTGTTTTAGCCATGCTCAGCAGTGTATCACAAAACTCGCTGGTTCGCTAACTGGTTCAAAAAATGAGCTATCAGAATGATCGGTATGAAAGAAACCCTCAAAAAGACATGCACGAAATGTGGCGATGAGAAGGAAGCCGTGACTGACAATTTTGCCCCCCGAAAAGAGGGAAAGTATGGCCTGCGGAACGAATGCCGCGAATGTCGCAAAGCCTACAACCGTGATCGGTACACCATGAGCGGAAAACGTGATAAAGTTCATTCGGATCGCATGATGCGAGAGCACGGGTTAAAACCCGGGGAGTACGAAGCTCAAGCCGCTAAGCAGGGGCATGTATGTGCTGTCTGCGGTAACCCCGAAGTCAATGTAATTCGCGGGGGGAAGTGTCGTCTGGCGGTAGACCACAACCATAAAACAGGGCGGCGGCGAGGGCTCCTCTGTGTTCGCTGCAATACCGCTCTCGGCCTCCTGAACGAAGACCCAACTATCCTGATGAAAGCTGTGGTATATTTACAAACATGGGCTGCTTAAACGACAAAGAGAATTTTTCGCATTGGTTTGGGAATATTCATCTCAGCGGGGCTTGCAACCGCTCCTGCTATTTTGCATCGGGCAGCACATGATGGCGCTCGATAAAGAGAACAATCTAAACCAGATTCCCAAGAACATCGGCAAGTTCCTCCGCGAGTGCATGGACAGGAACGTGCGGGAAATCTGCATGACAGGCACCAACACCGACCCCCTGCTTTACAAGAAGACGTTTGAACTGCTGGACTACATCCGCTACATCATGAACAACAAGGTCCCCCTCGCCATCCGCACGAATGCCGTGCTGTATGATCGGAACACGTTTGGCTCCTACGACAAGGCCAGCATCACCATCTGCTCTTTCGATCCCGAGATTTACGTGAAAATGATGGGCAGCGGCAAGCCGCCCGACCTCGCTACGATCCTCAGTAACCACCCGAACATGGATATCAAGATCAACGTGGTTATGGGGCCTGAGAACGTGGGCGGCGGGGACATCTTCAAAACACTGGAAACCTTACAGGGGATGAACGGCCGCCGCGGCAATCTGCGGGAGCCCTACGGTCAGCCGCACATCGGCGACCCGCTGGCGAAATCACCAGCGACGTATGTCAAGCAGGTGTTGGGGATGCCGTCTTACGACTGGGGCGGGTTGAGCGTCACGTATTGGGACGTGCATTACGTGGAAGTCGAGAGCGTCAATCTGTACGCCAACGGGAAGGTCAGTATCACCTACCCGATTACGAAGGGACACGATCCGAGCGGCACCGTGCTGCCGCAGGTGTTCTTCCCGGGTGGGAGGATTCACGAGCAATGGCTATAAAACTGGACTTTTGAAGGCATTAGCAATTGGAGATTTCCATGAAATTCGTCCCGCTCGCCCTCGTTGTATTGTTCGCCTCGCTCGCCTTCGGTCAGACCGCTGCCCCAAAGACACCCGCAGCCCCGCCAGCCGCTACTGCGCCCGCCCCAACTGCACCAGAACAGACGGCGGCTCAGCCTATCTTTGAAGCGGGTGGACTCGATGGTCTCTGCCAGTCAGGGCTCAATAATCACTACAATCTCGAAGAGGGGCACATCTTTGGGACCAACAACCCCACGGAGTCACTGGCTCTCTCGAACGCTTCCGCGTGTATCGGCTACATCACTGGCTGGGAACATGCGATAAGCGGGGCATTTATCACTGAGGACAACAGACTGTGGTTCGTTGAGGTTAGCGAGGAATTCAACGTGACCGCTGCGGCTAATCTCTTACACGAGTTCCTCAAAAAGAACCCGGATGCCCGCACGGTGCCGTCGCCTTTGGTTTTATTGAATGTTGCGGTGGAGGCGAAGGTCGCTAGGGTATCGCCTGTTGACATCAGAAGTTTTCAGCCAGATAAACCGCAGAACGAAGAACAAGCTCCCGCACCGCCTGTCCTTAAAAGCAAATCGTAATTACTGAAGGCCGAGCGCCTTCTTCTCAACAGCTACGCGGTTCAGCGCACGCTGGAGGTCGCCACACGCAGCCTGATAGCCGTGGTTCGGCTGGAACCCACACAACCACCAACTCATCGCTTTACCCCACAGTTTGCCTTCGAGTGACGCACGCCAAGAGTGTGCGCTCATGGTTTCGTCGTTCTGACCGTTCATGAAAGTGACGTTCAGGAAAATGTCGAATGCGTCAAGCCAACGGTGAATGCGTCCTTCCAGATTGGTTTTCGCCATAGCAATGACGATGTTCTCTGGGGTCTGTGGCATGGAGTTCGATGTGCCCCGAATGTGGTGCCACAGACGGAACAATAGGCTGACGATGACGAGACCAGTCGCGGCGGCGAGGTAGATTTCCCCGCCTAAAATGAATTTGTGGATAAGGGTCATGCTCATACCCAAGAAACGGGTAGTCATGAGATTTGGCTGGGAAGGAGGGACTCGAACCCCCACGCCTTTCGGCACTGGTTTCAAAGACCAGCGCGTCTACGCAGTTTCGCCACTTCCCAATATTTGGCTACCCCGCAGGGATTCGAACCCCGATCATCTGCTCCAAAGGCAGAGGTCCTAACCGTTAAACGACAGGGCAACAAGTGATTTCCTCATCACATTCGATTGATTTGTATCGAGAATGTGACGTGGGACGCACTTTTTACTGTACGAATCGATCTGGAGCTACCGGGGAGACTCGAACTCCCGTGGGGTTTCCCCGCCGCATTACAGGTGCGGTGCTGTCGCCGCTGAGCCACAGTAGCAAAACTTTTGTAGGCGTCTTTCCGCCTAAACTTTTCTTAGGCGCTTATCCGCCTAGCAACACGGGCCATGGATCGAATGCTCCGATCCGAGAGCCCGTTCAAGATCAGGAATGGAATCGCAACACGTGTAGCATTCACAATTCTTCGGGTGATCCTTCACCCACTCCTTCAAATCCCACAATGCTTGTTCGGCGGCATCGTGAAGCGATAGGACAACCACAGGCTCGGGCTCATCGTAACCAAGGCCGCGAACTGGCCTTTTGTCATCCGTCACCACAAAAGTTACGGTGCTGCCGACCTTCACCATCTTCTGAATAATGTGAGGGTGGGCAAAAAAATCCACCTTGTTCTCGAACGACTCGTTGCACATTTCACAGTTGTACATGCTGTTCTCCTTGAACCACCTCATTGTGCCGCACGACGATTCTGGGCCATATCTAATTTTGGAGCCCATGACCGGGGATGATCCGGTGTCGATTGCTTACCAAGCAATTATTCTACCTGTTGAACTACACGGGCACGTTTTGCTGCTCGAATATGGGTCAAGTTTTCATCTTTAGCCCATTGTAGGACGGTCATGTGGCTCACGCCTAGCTTTTGACCGAGTTCTCTATAGTCATTGCCATCGAGCATTACCATCAATTCTTCGCGAGGAGGCCGACTGTACTTACGCATCGCCGCCCCGTTCTTTCTTCCGATGCCCTTGCCTCGACACTCTATACAGTATTTCTGTACTCCTGATACCCGAGATCGATTGAGGTGGAATTTGTCGAGTGCAAGGAAACATTTACAACCTAAACACCAAGACATCCCCTCAGGTGCGGCGTTTATCTTTGCCCAGTATTGCTTGATACTTTCTCGTTGCGCTTCTGGATTTCGTCGTGCCGCTTTACCATTACAGGTGCGGTGCGAAAAAGCGATATTGTTCAAATCCCAAAACAAATCGGAGGATTCGTCAAGCCAAGCTTTCTTGTGGTCTACCGAAAACTCTTCGACTGTTTCAATTCGCTTACCACAGCGAAAACATGCATCTCGACAAAGCTCCTGTGCCATGCGAAGTAAGAGTTGAGCCCACAAACGGTTTCGTGCCGCACCGTACGATATACCCAACTGTTCTTTTATTTTTCGTGCGGTATTGCTGCTCATAACAGTTAATACCCAATTTTTGGAGCCTCCGACCGGGAACGATCCGATATCTTCGGTTTACGAAACCGACGTTCTGCCAGTTGAACTACAGAGGCAACCTTTTAGTGTTTCGCATTCGTCCGAGGGCCTTTACGTTCCCACTGCGGCAAATTCTTGCCCCCGACAAACGCCGCGATGCCGGGGAACCTCTCGCAATAACTCGCGATCAACGCACAATCCTTCTCATGCATCCGCAGGTTCCCACCCGCCTTGACTCCGCACGCTCCGCATGGTCGCTCGTCTGTTGTACCCATACATGGGTCTTTAAGTACCCTAAACAGCCGCTATATGGGTAAACTATGTCCCGTTACCCACTCAGACGGGATGTATTTCTTGAATCTTTTTAGTTCAACTCCGTGCTTCCTTACCCAACGCATCACCGTTTTTGGCATCACGTCGTAGTGCTCTGCGAGACGTTTCCACGTATATCCCTCTTTTCGTAGTCTCAACAGTTCATCGAGGCTCGGTATTTCAACGTCTTTCTGAATCGGCGGATTTAGATTTTGAAGGTAGTGGCAAAATTTCTCGTCCAATCCCTCACGTAAAACCATCTCCCACCACCCAAGAGCCAAGTTACATCTACGGCATAGCCAACCTCGCGGTTCCTTCGTCACATGATCGTGGTCGAGGCACAGCTTTTCAATATTACCGCAGGACTCGCAGGGTCCCGTCTTTATCTCGCCTGTCGGGTTTACTACTCCCCGAGTCTTCCTTTTAGAACGCCTGTGAGAATCGGGATGCGCCATCTGCCACGCTGCTGATCGAGCTAAAGCTTCTTCCCGATGCTCCGAATACCATGTCATAAAATCCCCCATACCTAATCAACTAATACCCAAAATGGGGGGTTTTGTCGAACTAAAAATTGGTAGACCCTCAGGGATTCGAACCCCAATCTCACGCTAATCGGGCGTGGGCCTTGCCGTTAGACGAAGGGTCCACAAACGGGCTTACTCGTCAAAATACGCTTCGTCACAGTCCGTGCAGTAATGGTAGTTCGGCTGCTCTTCGTCCGTGACGTAATTGTGCCCGTACATCTGGC